GCTGACTTGTTGGTCCAAAATCCAAATCGCTTTCCAAATCATCAAACCCGCTGCCTACTACCTTCGCAGGTATCTCAGCCACCATTCTCGCATTGGGATGAAATTGTTTCAACTTAAGCAGCTCCTGTAGTGGCTTTGCCTTAACCAGTAACTCGATCTCCTCCATATCAAAAACCAATGCCGTATTGGTAGAAGGTCGGAACTGGATGTAATTCTCGGCATCAGCCTTAGTCGCAACCACCACCAGCAGACCACCGTCCGCGCACTCGTGTTCAATCGTATTAACTTGCGGTATCTGTGTCAGGTTCATACTTTCAGCCCAAACCTCCAGCGCCTTGTACCCCCTGACCATCCCGTTGACCGCCTTCTCGTAATCCTCCCTGTTTTGTGCAGCCCAAATCCGCTGTAACTGAATCATCAACTTCTCACGCATGGACGGCTCACACAAATCCTGCAACCTATTGATGCCCCATTTATCCTCCATTGCATCCTTGACGTTAATCAGCTGCACTAATTTGGTCTGCTTGAACAACTCAAACGGATCAATTGGAAACGGCTGCGGCTCCGTCAACTTTCCACGCTTAATCTTGGCATCAATCCGATCCTTTGCCTTCGCCATATCTAACCCCCAAATCCAAAATAGACAAAAATAGACAATCTACAAATTACATTTTGAAATCACAATATCGCAATAGACAAATTACGTGTATTATATATACACGTAATGTAATTTGTCTATCGCAATAGACATATTCAAAATAGACAAATTACATACCCTATAGACAAATCGACAAATAGCAATTTGTCTATTGCACCCAAATAGATACCCAAAAACACCCAATTAAAAAGCCTCTTTATGTTGACCTTTTTGATAGTCAAGGCTATCACGCCACATCAATTTACCGTCAATTTGCACCCCGTAATGCTCGCTTAATTGCTCCTTTGACCGATACCAGATCGTATTAAAGTGCTTTAATTCTGCTGAATTGCTAACGTCAACACCCATCGAATTGAGCAATTCCTGACGTACAGCAGAGACCAACACAACACGTTTGTTGCCCCCTTGCTCGGTCTGCTGGATGAAGTTTTCCTTCATCACCTTGAGGAAAGCCTCATACGCCTTCTTCTGATTCTTGCCCTTGCCCAAGGCACTTTGCTTGGACTTGTGCTGCTCCACCGAGTTTGTTACGTCATCCCCAGCACCTTTAATCGCCAAACTGATTAGCGGAAACGGACCCTCTGACAGAGGTATTTCCACGCAAACAAACGGGTAAATAGCCCCATCCTCACCGTCCTTTTGTTTTGTGATGGTCAGCAAACCCTCTGCCTTACCCTCAACGCGAGTAATCTCCAGCTCGGTATCCACCGCCCCTAACAGGCTGCTGTGACCACGCAAACCCTTATCTAGGTTCTTACCGTTATGGTGCAAGACCATCACGGCGCAGTCGTACCGCTGCTGAATCCTGCCGACATTGATAACCCACTCCCCCATCGCCTCACTCGCGTTCTCATTGCCACCGCCAAACGATCTAGCTAACGTATCAATCTGTATCAGTTGCAAACGCTGCTCACGGCGATTCAATTCCAGCACCAAGGCATCCACCTCCACCAGCAATAACTCGATATCTTCACGGCTATTTCGCAGGTTGAGCTGATGCCTGATTAAGTAAATTGGCGTGTTCTCAGGTGTCTCGTTGTGTATCCTGCAAGCCTTCATCCTTGCACCGACACCGCCGTGACCCTCTCCAATGATCTGCAATACAGCACCCTGATTGATGACGGCCTTACCCATCCAATGCCGTCCCGCTGCAATGGCCTCGGCAATGTCCAGAGCAATGAACGACTTAAAGCTGGCTGGTGGCCCAAACAGCGCCGAGAATGACTTGTGCGGCACGACACCCTCAATCAGCCACTCGACTGGCTCATCCTTGATCGCGTCCCACGACTCAATCTGGAACCTCTTACGGGTTGGTGGTGCAGGTAATGCGTCTGCATTACTAGGCAGGTACTCAGGATAGTCATCGTCATCCAAACCCACACTCATCGCCGCATCGAATGCGCTGAAATCGAACTTATGCTTCTCTTGGAACTGCGTTGGTAGATCAATCACGTCACCAGCTAACGGCTCCTGCGACTTGGCTAGTTCAGCCAGCAGCGCCCTCGTCCCACCGCCCTCTATCCACTCCACAGCGTCATCGCCCAGACCTGTGACAGGCAGGGTCACTATCCTGATAGTCTTGGCTATTCCGAATAATTCTTTAACTACTCTTTTAGCGTGCTGCCAACCTGCTGCATCGTTGTCAGGCAGTATGACCACATTCGCACCTGCAAAGTATTCCGTAATCGCATCAGGCCACGATCCTGCACCCGTGTGACTGGTCGTGGCAGTCGCACCTAAACCAATTACGGCATCTGCTGCCTTCTCGCCCTCGCAGAGGTAGATCGCCCTACCCGCTGACTTCGCTTGCAGCAGACTGGGAAGTGCGTAGGGGACGATGCGAACGTCACCCAGACCGTGACCCTTCACCCCATCATTACGCACCAGCCTGTAGTCCTTGCCCTTCTCCGTATCCGTCTTGTACCTGCGCTTAATGAAGAGGCTGTCCCCATCCTCATTACGGTAGTGCCACTCCTGTTCTAATTCCATCAGGGTCTTAGGTTTTTGTGTGTACGTTATCGGCGACAGGCTGGCAAACACGTCTGGCTTTGGCGGTAACTCAGGCAGCAAGTGCCTGTCCCTGATGCACTCAAACACGTCCAGTTGATTGCACCCAGCGTGACAATGAAACAAGTATTTTCCTGAGTCATCCTCACTTATGGATAGGGATGGATTCTTGTCCCCCTTACCCTGCCCGTGGGACGGTACTGGGCAGGATGCAACCCATTGACCGTTGACCTGCTTGGCATTGCCTAGCTCCTTGGCTATGTGTTCTGCTGACATTGCGTCACCTTATTATTTTTAGAGGAAAAAAAAGCCCTGCCAAAGCAGGGCGCGTACAGAGACCTATTTAGAAAATCTCATCCTCTGCCGCCAAGAATGCGGCAGCGGGTGACACGGCTGCGGCTGGTGCAGTACGCACCGCAGCCACCGCCTTATTTACCACCGCCACCTCGTCAATGATCTCGTTCATGCCAGCGGGACGTGCAACCCACGACACCAGATTGAAGGCTGGGATGCGGGTTGTACCCTTTCCAATCTTCTCCAGCTTTGATCCTGTGTACTCGATCACGGGTAACTTGCCAGCGTTCTTTGCCATGTCCTGACTGCACATCTTGTAGAGCTGCTCCAAGCCCATGTTCGGACCCACGCCGTTGCTGGACCACTCAACAAGACCTAATTCCTTGTTGTAGAACTTAACAAGAAAACCTCTCTTGTGGTCAGGTGAAGGCTGCGGACCCTTCTTGCCTAAACTGGCATCTGCTTGCCAGTCGCGTGTACCGACCGCCAGCATTAGCCAACCTGTCTCTGTAGCTGGCATATCGAATACAACCTTCTTTAGCTGTATCTCCTCGCCGTTGGAGTTTGTCCAGGCATTCGCCTGTGGACTGAATCGGATGAAGTTACCTGATCCAGAGGAAGAACTTAGATTTAGCATTTTGCTTTCGCTTTCTTAAAAATGTGACTTTTGTCACGGGTTGGGGGAATCAGTTTATGTCAAATACTCAGGCCGACATCACGCTGTAGCGTCAGTCCTGATGACTCTTTTTTAGTGTAATCGTCTAATTTAGATTTATTTTCTTTACCGAGTAGCTTTTCCGCAACGCTCGGACTAATCATCTCCGTGCTGTATATCTGGTCATCAGACAGCCCAGCAGCCACCAGCATTGCCACGGCATCAGCCTCATTCACCCACTTACGGGTGGCACGTTTCGGACCCATCTGCCAGCCGACCACCACAGCACCATCCTTGATGCGGATAGCAGCATAGTCACGTAGGGCAGATATGTACGCCTCAACCGTAGATACCTGATCAAGATACTTCGCCAGCTCTGCCTCCGTCATCACAGGTAATGCCTTAGTGTCCTTAAACTCATTAGCGGGTCTAAACAGGTCATCAAACGATTGCTTGTGGGCTGGGCATATTGGTTTTGCGGGACACCATTGGCAGCCAGCCTCCGTGATTGTTGGTGGTGTATCCTCAATAGCCTCTTCAGCGGCAGGGATAAGCACGTCCTCTTTCCAGATCAGCAGCTCGTCCACCGACATCTTGTGGGTGCGTACAGGACCATGATGCGGCTGTATCACCCGCAGCTCAACGTCCTTAAAAATCTTGTGCTTTACCTTGTTGATGGCTCCGATAGCGTAAATCTTCATCTGGTCAGAGTCCGCATCCACAAATCCCTTGCCCGTCTTGAGGTCAGCCACAATGATTGTGGTGTCATCCCACGCAATCACGTCAGCAGTACCACCAACCTTGATGGCAGGTGTCTCATGCGCCGTGAGGTACTGCTCCACCAGCAGGGACTTGGTGATGCCCTCGATGGCCTTGATCTCGTCAATATGCTGCTGGGCGTATTCAGCGTGCTCCTTGCTGATCTTGATGCCCTCGATGCTGCCATCCACAAAGTCAGCGGGACTCGCACCCGTCTGGTGGCAAATCTCGCTCAAGCTGTGGATGGCAGTCCCGATCTTGGCAGCCTCACCTGACTCCTTGTAAGGCATCTTGGCTGTTAGCTTTACGCTGGCAGGGCAGTTAATCCAGCGCGTAGCACTTGATGGGCGTAGCAGGGTCTGTTTCATACTTGACTCTCGTCTATAAGAATTTGGTAGGCCAGCTTACGTACCTCGTTCGATACCGCATGACCCAAATCCTCTGGGTCCATCATGCGTTTAAGCAAAGCGGTCTTGTATTTATCTTGATGACGTTGATTCTCTAATGCAGTCGCAAGGAAGACGATATGCTCGCGTAGGGTTTTAATTGTTTCTTCAGTCATGTGAGTATCCGTAACTTGCAATTAATACCGCATCCGACCTGCCATCATCCTTGACCCTCTTGAACAAATGTTGCTCCTTAGGGTACATCTCCATCGCACGGTGGCGGCTGCCGTCCTTACCCTTCTGTACCTTCATGGCCTTCTGCCATGTAGCGGGTGGCACTACGGTGGTAGCAATCTCCATAGCCGCCAGTATCCCCAAGGTGATACCGTAACTCTGCCCAAAGCTGAACATGGATGCAACGCCCTGACCAGGCATCGCGCCCAGCCGTTCAAGGTATGCACCATCAGGTTTGAAGGTACGGATTAACTCCGATAGGCGCTGCGCTGATATTTGGCGCTTTGCCTTGCCATTACGGTCTAGCGTGACTGTCGGCATATCCTCCACGCTCTCAATCTGACCATCCACCAAGAGGCATAGAGCGCCATTTAGACCCACATCGATGCCGAGTATGCGTGAGTGCGTCATAGCTCGCCTGTGACCTGTTTAAGGCTATCCTGACGTGCCTTGATAAGCGCAGCCAATGCACCCTCCAGCTTGATAACGGTGTCGTAGAGTGGCCTCGTATTGCCATTAAGCCAGCGGCTACTCTGGCTCTGATCGATGTCCGCAACACGGCAGACATCAGCCATCGTGTAGCCCACGGCCTCGGCTCTCTCCTTAATTGCTTTGATGGGGTCTGTTTGTTTCATGCGAGAATGTTAACACTCGATTGATAAGTGAATCAAGCAATACTTGACTGAATAATGTGGGTATTGACAGGGTTGTCAACTGTGATATGATTTAGTCATCAACAACCGAGGCAAGCCTCACAAACTAGGAGTAAGACGATGACTACAGCAACACAAACAAACAATAGCCAAGAGATGTACGGATGCGATATTGACGCATTTGTAAAGTCAGTAAAAGACAGCATGACTTATAAATTTAATGGTGCAAACATGGTAGTGGCTGGCTTGATGTCAGACGCACAAGAATTGATTGCTGGTTGCGCGCAAGACCGCAGCCGCCAAACACTCAACATCGCCAAACACATTTTGTTTTTGATAATGGATGGCGAATTGATCGGCACGGTAAAACAGTAAACCAAACGGGGCTTCGGCCCCATAACTAGGAGAACGTAATGAAGATGTTTTTTGTGGACCTGTTCTGCGCCCTGCTGGGTGCAACCCTCATTGGGATGCCCTTTATTATTTACTTTATGGAGATGAAACCATGAGTAGATTTAGCCAACTATTCAAGATGCCCTTGTCTACCGAGCTTGCCACCCGCGAGCTGGAGGAGGCCAAGCGCGAGCTGCTGCAAGCAATGAGTCTTGCAGAGTACGCTGATGCTATGGTGGTCTATAACACCGCCAGAGTTGAGCGCCTAACAGCCCACTTGGAGGCCATTAAATGAATACCGCTGAATTCCAGCAGCAGCAGAGGCAGGTGCTGCAAGCAGAGCAAACGCACCAAGTGCAAATCGATCAGGAACGTAAAGAAAGGAAAACCCAAATGGATAAGATGCAAAAAGATATTGAAGACATCGTCAAGGTGATGTCCCCCGCAGCCGACATTGCTGGCGGTATGCTGACCCGTTATGACATCCTGCAAATCATCAACAAGTCAGTCACCCAAGGTGCATTGATGGGTTGGCATAGGTCTTTCGTATTTCACGATAGGAAGGCCAAACTAACCCAGCTTGAGCAGGAGAATCAAATCCTGATGGATAGGGTCAAGGAGCTGGAGATGGAAGTCTTAGCGAGGCAGGGTAAGTAATGCCAAGGCCAAAGTCCGAATTGACAAATCAGGACGTGTTCATCCACGTCCGCGTCACGCACTTGCAGCGGGTGGCTTTCAAGGAGCTGGGTGGCGCTAACTGGTTGCGTAGGCTATTGCGTGAGAAAATATCATTGACTACCTTCTACAGAGGAAAAGATGAAATTACTATCACGCGCACCAAGTCTAACCAAGACGAATACGACTAGGCTGACAGATGCAGAAATCGAGTACATCTATAAGTCCATCATGTTCAGACCTGATGGCACTTACGCACTCCTCAATCGGCAGCCTTACTTGGTGCTTGCCAGAGCCATTGAGAAGGCCATTGCGGAGAAAAACAGGTGCGCTTGATACTCATCCTGCTTGCGCTATTGATGGCAGTCCTAGTGACCGCCAGCGAGGACTATCGTGATAGGCCCAAGTGCATTAAGTGGCGAGCCAAGGATGGTGATTACTGGGGAGGTCAGTCCGTCTGCCTTGAGTGGTCCAAGCCCAAAGATACAAACAAAGTGGGTAAAGATAAAGAATAAAGACCCCAAATGCGAAAGATTAGGAGTCTGTCAATCACTATTGACACCATCATGCCCGACAGGGTTTTGCAGAAATAAGGAGACAACATGAACGATAAAGAACTGGCATTTGAGTATATTGAGGACATGGCAAACCGCCGACCAGAGGAGGAAGGTGACCATGCTGCACCTAGTCAACTTGAACGTAACTTCTGCCCACGATGCGGAAAGCGTACTAAAGACTCCACCACCATTCACACCTGCACGCCACCGCGGGACTAGCCTCGCCAGTATGTGGGTTAGTCTCCTAATAAGCCTGGTACTGCTCCACCCGCACTTGCAGAGTAACCTGCTGCCCGTGTCTGTTGCTGCATTGCCCTACGCATCAGCTCATCCATGACGGGATTTAATCCCATGAGGTAAGCATTCTGCTCTGCTGCATTAGTACCCAGAGTACGCCTTGCAATCTCCTCTGCCACATTAGCATTGATGCCCTGCATACGTGAACCAGCTTGACGCATCAAGTTAGATGCACCACCCATCAAATCACCTCGCAGCATCTGCACACCCGCACCTAATAACTCTGTTGGTGCTGGCCCAGTAATATCAGCAATATCCTGTTCAATTCGTGCAGTTGGTGAGCCACCCTCTACTCGGCTACGAGTTATAGCCATCTGACGTTCACGGTCAAGGTTTTTGATTAGGCCTTCATAATTGAAAGTCTGGTTAGGCAATAGTGGTCCAACACCTTCTGCTGGTCCAAATACTGTTTGCAACCTGTCTTTCATTATCCCCTTGCTGAGATACTTGTCTGCAATGTTGGCGGTCTCCTTCTGGCTGTAGATGTCATCACGCAAATTCTGTATTGCACCTAGACGATACATCTCCTTCTCGCCCTCATTCTTTAGCTGTGCAATCTCACGGTTAATCTGTGATGGTGTCTTTTGCAGGAATCTGGCATTACCCATCTCCAGAGCATCCTTCAAGGCTGACTCTCCAGAGAATGTATCCAATGCCTTCTTGTATACAGGCACTTTGTCTGTGATTGCATTTTCTAGTTCTAAACGTAAGTTGTTAAGGTCTCTTGCCTTCTCTGCACTACCAGCGCGTTTTGCCTCTGCATACATATCACCGACATACTTGTACGCCTTATCAAGCATCACCATGTCATTGTTAGGTATGTCGGCATACTGTGGCAATCGTTTGGCCTGTGCAATAGCAGCCTGTATATCCTTAGACTTGTCTAACAGATTTGTAATTGCTGGGCTTTCAATTTGACCGTAGGAGCGTGCAGCATCATAGAAAGGAGTCGCCGAATCCTTCCTGCGCTGCACGATGTCTGCGATAGCCTGGTCAATGTCAATCGCACCAGTCTTTGCCGCCTTGGTAATGTCCTCACCAATCCGTCCAGATGACTCTACAGCTCGTTGATATAAACCTTGGCGGGTAACGTCCTGCGCCCCCATTGGTATAGCCATAGCACCACGGGCAAGCCTTCTCATGGACTCACCGCCATAATCTGCAATGCTCTCAGGTTTTGCACCGTAACGTGCAATTAGACTCTGCTGCTCTCTGGTAAGTGCCTCTGGTGTTATCTCATTACGTGCCAATGCCCTTGCAATCAACTCATCAGCCTTGCTTGCTGCGCCTTTTGGTGTCACTATCCCAAGAGTTTCAAGCACCTTACGCCCACCAGCTCCAGCGGCTGTGGTGGCTGCTGGTGTAGCACCACCAAGCACCCCGCCAACAGTTCCACCTATTGCAGCACCCATTGCCCTATTGCCCAATCCACCCTCTGCGCCACCTGCTCCAGCGAGCGCACCTGTTGCAGCTCCATAGCCAAGGCCACGCCCCATCATGCTTAACAAGCCAGGTGCAACACGCGCTGTACCAGCCGCTGCCGCTGGTAATGTTGCGCCACCTGTGAATGGTGCTGCAATCAATGCCGCCGCAGTAGGAACCAATCCACCAGCCAATTCAGCAGCGAATGCCGTCTTAGGGTTTGCCTGTTCGTACTCTTTTATTCCAGCACGTACACGGGCAAGCTCCTTCTCATAGGGTGACTGTGCCTGTTTATTTAGAACCAAATTACTTAATGTTTGATTTGCATCAAAAGCACTCATCCCACTTGACATTAAGGCCCGTGCAGCCGCCTCAATCTCATCAGCAGTATTAAATGTCAGACCCTGCAATAATGGCCCCATCATTGTTGACTTGATGGGTTCAGCACCTAATTTTTGACGTGCGTTTATTGCTTGCTCAAACCGCGTTGGGGAGAACCCCTCCATCTTTAGATAGTCAGTAACCTCATTGGTGCTTGCACCCTGAGATTGCATCTTGCTGACGTTTCCAGTAATTCTGTCTAAATTTGATTCAGCCATGATTGCCTCTATGGACGTGGTGTTAAGTTGTATCTAGTAACGGGGTTTGAGCTTGCAGATGCAGGTGCAGCACCACCACCTAAACGTCTTAGACGCTGATCTGCTGTCTCAATGCGCTTGAATGGGTCATACACAACTTGATTAGGATTTAGTTGGTATTGTGTTGCTATATCGCTGTAACGGCTAACCAAATCCTGCGCAAGTGGTCGTTGCGACTCAATGATGTTACGTGATTGCTGCAAGAAATCTGATCGTGTCCTCTCACCAAGTCGTTCACCACTAAGTGCCTTGTTATACATATTCCTCACGGTATCACTTACACCGCCAGCATTTTGTGCGGTAGCAAACTCACCCTCACGCACTACAGAGCCAGGGTCAAGCACCTTCATAAATCCATAGACTAATGCAATATCACCAGCAGGTGAGTTGTTTGTCGCAGCAGTCTCAATCTTTTGATAAGCCTGTGACAGCTCATTAAATGGTTTTGCTTGCGCTTGGAATTCAGCACGTAAATCCTTCTCATTACCAAACGGTGGCTTTGGCACACCTGGTATCAATGGGACTGGTCCAGCAACTTGTGCTGCCTGTGGTCTACGTGGCACATTCTCAGGTGTCACGGCTGGTGCTGCTGGCATTGCTGACCGTGGCAAGTTAGCACCGCCACCACCACCACCAACAGCGAAATAACCACCTTCAGCACTACCAACAACAGTTGGTGCAAGCGTCTTGCCAATCCTAGTGCCAGGTTGCATTGCGCTCTCATCGACAAACACTACACCGCCACCAGTATCAACAGGTTTAAGGACTCGTGCTGGGCCAAAGCGTGAATCTGTAACAAACGATCCGTCTGACATTCTTTGGCCTAATACATTCTTGTTTTGTATTGGGTCAAATACAGATGACGGTGTACCAACTGGGATTGGTTTAGGCGCTTCTTCTGCGCTCATGGGGATAGAGCCACCAGTCTCAGTCCGTATGCGATACGTTCCGTCTGATGCTAAATATGGTTCGCCAACGGTCTTAACTTTAGTTGGTTCTAGTTGGCGTTTAAGCACCTCTGATAACAATGACGCTGGTGCGGTTGCGACAATCTTTGCCTGTTGGTCAGTTAATCCATAATTTGATGGGTTATTAAGAATGTCTGTTTTTAGGAATTGATTTTGTTTCTGCTCATCCAGCTTCTGCTTGGTCAGCAACTGCGCCAATGCACCCTGCTGCGCTGATTCATAGCCCCTCTGACCAGCCTCATACGCACCGCCTAGAGCCTGACCAAAGCTAATGGGAACTGGACTCCTACCGCTTGATTTAAGTAACGATGACGCAATAGCCATCAAGCCCTGCGTATTCATTCTTGATACTTGCTCTGGCGTAAGGTAGTCGCTTAGACCTTGGTCTTCACCACCAAAAATATTGCCTAATAATCCGTCAAATGTAGTTGCCATATTTACCTCACCCAAACATTCCAAGCAAACCGCCTATACCTGCACCAATACCTGTCCCAATGCCAGGAACCATACTACCAATCTTAGCCCCCGCTAATGCACCGCCTAACGCCCCAGAGGCAGGGTTTGTATAGAATGGGGTTGATGTCGTCATGCCCAAATTGGGTAACCCTTGACCCAAACCGCTTTGAGCAATCTGCAACTGCTGCAATGGTCGGTTACGGATGGCATCGTACTGCTGTTGCATTAACTGCCTACGCACATCACCCAGCCCCAGAACGGTCTGACCGCCTTGAATGGCCTGTTGGCGTGCGTACTGTGCGAGCTGCGCTGCCCTGTCATAGCCTTGGCTACGGAGGCCAGCGGCTAGGTCACCAGCAGTCTTTGCATAGCCAACATCCGTGGTGGCACGCTGGACACCCTCACGCGATCCACCAAAGGCTTTGGCTGCTATGGCTCTTGCAGCATTACTGCCCTGTGCAATCTGACGCTGTTGCTCCAAGTCAGCCATTGAGCGATTGATAACGTCCTGCGTGTACGGATTCTGGAACCCCGCAATGGTCTCGCCCGTGAATGGTGTCATGGACTCATTGACTATCTGCTGCTCCCCCGCTGTATATAGTGGGTTGAATCCAGCAAACTCCTGCACAGGCAATCCAGCCGCTACGCTACGTGCTTGATTAAGGTTAGCAAGGTACGCCGCCTTTAGATCGGGGTCTATGCTCTCCGTTTTTGTTTGTGTGCCGCCGCCTTTGCTCATATTAGTACCCCTTTATTTATTTAATATCCAAGCCCAGAAGTTCCGTCACCTGGACTAAATCCATAACCGCCATCAAGGCCACCACTATCGTAACTACCAAGTAGACCGCCAAGCGCATTTTCATCTCTTGCATTTGCTAGTGCATTAGCCATTGCCTGTTGAGCGTCAATAACTGCTGTATTTCCAGTAGTATTAGGCGTAATCATTCCAGCAGGTGCTAATGTCTCTGGTGCGTTAAAGGTTGAGTTAGGGTTAATACCTTGAGCAATTAATGCCTGATCTTGCACAAAGCCTGGAACCATTGCATTTTGCAGCATACCCAAAGTAGTAAAGCCAAATGCGTTCTGCAATCCTTGCGTAATAGCTGCCATCGTTGGATTATCAGCATAGTATGCCGCCTTCTCGTTATCCGATAACGTACTCCAACTTCCAGGTGCTGCCTCTTGGTCATTCCCACCACCACCTCCATAGCCAATGCTTGCGCTGTTACCTAGCAATCCTGCTGGTGCTGTCATTACTCTTGGCTTATAAATCTCAGGGTCATAGCCACCAGTACCCATGTAAGGGTTTGCTAAATTGGCATACGGATTCTGGAATGCTGGCATACGTGACATGATGTCAGCGTATGGGTCAAAGGTCTGATAGATAGACCTATTCCGTTGCCGTCCTGCCAATAAATCATCATACAAAGACATTTACAACTCCTTAGTAAGAATAAACCACTTGGGGGAATATCCTTCGTCTTTCAAAAATGTTTTTTCCCAACCTTTACGCCCTGCAAGGGACACTCTGGTGCAACCATGCGACTTAGCCCAAGACTCGATGACTGGTCGCATCGCCTTGAGTTCATCGAGGTTTCCACCAGCAAGGAAATAATGTAAATCCTTGAGTCGTGGGTAGACAATGATCTCAGTTATCACTACGGAATCAGGTGCATCCCAACATTGAAACCTGTTGGCCTTCACCCCTTCCGCTATGTCCTCTATTGTATGCGTACCGCCAGAATATGCTAGTGCCGCCTCAATATGCTTTCTCAGTCGCCAAAATTCATCCATTACCGCTTACCTGCCGCCACCGCCTCCAGCCGTGGCACGCCTACACGCCAGTCTTCTAATACGCTACCCGTGTATCTTACCTTGACCTGACGACCTGTAAAGCGTACGTCAGTAGGCTGCGAGGCTGCGTAGGGTCCGAATGTTGTCTCGGTGGACATCGGGTACATCCGAGTCTTGAAGGACACCACCACCTCGCCCAATGTCTGCTCATCGGGAATGATGCGTCTTACGTTCATCACGTTGTCACCGACACCAATCTCTAGCGGCCCTGTCTCTGCATACGGCTGCACGGAGTCATAGGCGTAGCCAGTCTCATGCTCGTAAATGTAGCCGTCAACCGACACCATAAGAGGATTTGAGAATACACCTCGGTCTGTACCGCAGGTGCGAGCCAGCAGTCCAATAGCCCAATGGCCTTCACGGTAGTTATAGCTTACGTAGGAGTCAACTTCATTGGACGATACTGACGGATAGAACCACCACACCTCACCATACTGAGAATTGTGGACGGCATACACCTTAGATGCCTGATTCTGGTTGATGTTGCTAAACACGTAGTCGCCAACATCGCACGGTAGTGGCTTGGCGTAGCCATCGTACTGCCAGAAGCCAGACCCAGACATCCAGACGGCAGCAGTCTCAATGACTGCAACTGCTTGTGTGGATATGACACCGCAACCAGCCCCTGCACGCTCAAATGAGTACACATAAGGTAGGCCAATGTAGGTGGCTGCGTGGCAATCCACGTCAGTCCAAATTAAATTTATCCCACGTAGGCGCTTGCCTGTCTTAATAGTCCCCGCCGTGGTCAACTCAAAGTCACCCGCCTGATTGGTAGATGATGGTGTCCATGTCGTGTTGTCCTCTTGGTCTGACCATGCCACCTTACGCGGGTTGCTACTGGCGCCCAAAGCAAAGACAAATCGCTCTGCTGTTGTCATTACGGCCTGACAACCTGTTGGCGCGTTGGTGATGACCGCCGCAAGCGTTGGCGTGGTAAACCCTAACTGCCACTCGTACAGCTTGCCATCGGCATTAGAACAGGCCACAAGGTACTCGCCCCAGTTGTCCAATGTCCACGTAGTAGCAGGAGTCAGGGAGCCTAAGTCTGGGCGTGCAACCCCGTAGTTGTAGTAACCATAGAATCCATAACCGTAACCTGTCTTGGCAGTTGCATCAGCAACTCCAGCCGTGAAACCTGACGGGGTGATGTCCTTGAGCGTACCCGCCTCGTTCATTACGTACAGCTTGGCGGCAGTACCCGCCACAATGTAGCGATCATTGCTATTGGTTCGCCACGCAATAAGGCCACGGGCAATGCCCGTCATCTGCGAGCTGCTGCGCTTAATCCATCCACCAATTGGGCGTAATGTATTCTCAAACCAGCGTACTAGGTTTGCATCGTAGTAACGTCCTACAGACTGGTACTCCGTGCCGTTACGGTACACGCCAGGTGGGAACTTTAGTTGAATTAAGGACATGATTGATTATCCTACGAATTTGATACAAATGACATTGTGGCGACTACAGAGGCAGTCGATGGTCTGGTCGGTGACGTGCCAGCCGCATACGCTTGGATGCTGACGGCGGTGCTATCAACCGAGAACCAAATCTCGACATAATCGTTTTCAACAAGTGACAGAAAATAGTTCCACCCCACAATGTTGTGGTAAAAGTCGGTAGCACTTTTCCTTGCTTGCAAACCAATGAGACCTGTGCTGCCAACTATGTCCGTGCCGTTCTTACGCAGCCAGATGCTCATGTCGTGGATTGCGTTATTGGTGTTCTCAACCTGCACAGAGAATTGCAAGTTATATATTCCAGCATCCGTCACGGTCAGCCTCGATGCCTTACCGCCGCTAGTGACTACCGAGACACCATTTGCGTAGTCGGTGGTATTGAATACGATCACCGTAGCTGTATTGGCGGCTGCCGTCTGGTCGCTGGTGTCGGCAAACGCACCATAAGGGTTATTGAGGTTAGCTCCACCCTTTGACCCCAACAGGGTTGACATTGCAGCTCGTAACCTGATGAAGAATGTCCGCAGCAACCCGTTGGTCTGATTAGACAGCTCACGGTTGTACTCATTGTTTGCGCTGGGCAGCTCTGGTACGGGTGGGGTTGCTATTTGTGACATTATTAAGACATTAGAACAGCAATTTAGGCAAGAAACAATGCCCGTTCTAGCTCCCTACGCTTTGTCAATCCTGCAAGTACCTTGCCGCCACCCTTGTTCCACTTTGCAAACTCTAAAGCTGCGGCGGCGTAATTTTTATTGTTTATCTTTGTGAGCAGGGTGCTGTTTGCTAGATTGCCCGTACCACAGTTATAAGCAAAGTCCACCAAGGCATCAAATTGGTTCTGGTTTAGTGGAACTTTAACCAATGTATCTACAGCAATCTCATACTTATATAGCGTTTCTGCCAGCAAAATACTAGCCTCGGCTTCTGTTGTTGGTAGGTCATCCATGCTTACAGCTTTACCGTCAGCATAGCGTGTACTACCATACCCAATTGTTGGGATACCTGCTGGGCAACGATAAGCTTTAAGAACTAATCCCTCGCATTGCTTAATGATATTTATACAGTTTTCAGAGGCTTTCATTTTCTAGCCCTTATCTCCATAATTTTCTCTAAGGTGCGACCACCGAAATAGGCCGACATTACAAGCATACCCCATTGGGCAAGCAATTCCACAAAGCTGGCTTGTACGTTATACCCAAAGGCTGACATCATTGCAAACAAAAAATAAGCAATAAAAATGGCTACAAGGGCCATTGGCCTAATGTTTTTAGACAACCAGCTATCGCTAGACATATCTGCCTGCCAGCGTTCAGAGACACCTGCCTGTTCTGCTTTGTAAAGTTCGGTCTCATTAGCCATTTTTGCAAGCTCACCGTTCTGGGCAAGTATTGCTAGGTCAAGTTGCGCCTTGGCTTTAGCCTCTGGGTCTGGGATTAGTTTATCTATTAGTTTGCCGCCTATGGCAAGGATTGAGTCTAATGCAAACATTTGTATCTCCAAAAAACGGGCAGCAAGATTTACTCACCACCCGTTGTAACTTTACTCAACAGCTTCAACTCCAACCGCTGGCACTTCTTCTTCTTCTTCTTCTTCATCTTCGGGAACAACTGGAACGTAGTCAACTTCCCAGTTAAAGTCTTCTTGGAATTCAATGAAGTCTTTGATGATTTCAATCTTGTCAAAGTCCATAGACTCAATGGTTACTTTGTCGTCACCCAAAAAACCGATATTAATTTCTAGCTTGTACATAAAAACTCCATAAAAATAGTAGCAAATTGGCTACAAACGTAGCATAGAACGACTTTATTACACTTTGACTATCTCACCCCTAAACTCTACATGATTTTCATCATGTTTTAGCACTAGCTCAGGCCACAATAAGTGGTCATTTTTGATGGTTAATACAGCAAAACCACTACGCCAGTTGGCGGGGTTGTGTTCCATGTAAGCGTCAAATTGTGGCCCGTCGGTATCAGCAAGCGTGCCTGTATCTACCCCATAGCGATTTCCCGTTAGGTCATTCCAAGGAGTTACCTTGAGGCTATGCAAGTGGCCTGTGACCATCGTTACGCCAGCGTTCACGGTGTTGTTATGTGTAGCGTGAATACCACCCTTCCACCGATGCTTGACCACTAATTTTTCCGTTACCCAGCAAGAGGTGCAATGCTGCCATGATGAAAAATGGTCGCTTAAATTAAAACCTTTTACAAATTCATATTGCGGTGCGTTAGCAGACAATCTGCTTGCAAATCTCTGGTCATGGTTACCCATAGTCCATATCAATTTTGTATTGTGTCTAGCGGATTTGGCCGTGTCATCTATCTCTCCCATTGCTATTTCGCACGCTTTCAGCTCTTGAATGATACTAGGTGCGCCCTCCCATCCGATGCGTGGGTGGCGTGATGCTTGCGCCCCATCAAAAATATCGCCATTTGCAATGACGGCAACTGGCTTAAAGTTTTCAATAAATTTTATTAGTGCTCGGAAGGCGGTAGTGTGAATGCCAGGCCAAAAGTGTGCATCGGAAAAAACAATAACTACACCGTTGCTGATGTTTAGGTTAAGTCTACTTGGGGTTTCTTTTCTGCCAGGAGGAACGTATCGTGGCGAACCTACATGGTCGCTCTTAAAAATCATGTCATACTTTTTTTCTATGGAATTGCGCCTGTAATTTACCTGTCTTTCAGCAATCCCCAAAACTCTAGCCACTTTAGCTGCGGACATGTGAGTGTTGTACAGTTCAATAAATTCTTCGTCAGTACAGGTGGCTTTACTCATAAGTTTCTCTTTAGAAGTTTCTCTAAAACATTGATAACCTTATGCTCTTCTGCGCCAATTTGTTCTTGTGTTGCTGTGTGGTCTTGTGCAATCGATAACAAGTCAAACAGAAAGACGTGTAAACATTCGTGCAAAGCTGTGCTTGACAGACTTTCGGCATTTATCTCTGCTGCACCAAATTGTCCAATTCTATAAACAGCCAAATGTGATTGGTTATCGCATATAACAGATGCCATAGCAGTCTTTTCTTTTCGCAGACCACGCTCTATTCGCCAATCACCCAAGTAAAGAATTTCTTGCCATTGCTCAATGTACTTATCAAACTCTTTAATTTGCTCATCGTTGGGTACATTTTTATAAACCATCATCTGCCCCATGTTAGATATTCAATAATCCCCCACAGCATTGTCCCGCCGATTGTGACAATCAATAATGACCAAAATGTGACGGTTGCAATATCCTCTAAATCCTGTTTATTTTTCTTACGTTTTTTCTCTAAAGCAATTTCATTTGCTTTTCTTTTTTGGCGTATCTTAGAGCGCTCGTGCAGCATCATTTCCCAGACATCACCATTGCCTGAGTAAATGAGTAATTCTTTTAATTCTTGTTCTTGGTCGGCAAGCGTCTTGGCGTGCATTGCAATTTCCAATGCTCTGCCAGTATCTGATTTTGCGTTTTGACCTTTGGCTGTGACTACAGCATCTTTGGCATCCATAAATCCAATGACATCGTGCATGATGCCTTGGATATCCTTGCCCATTTTTATCGCCGCTTGTACCCCTTTAATTGCAGCTTGGGCGGCGGCAAATGCGGTAAAGGGGTCCACTTAAATTCCCGCTAACTTTTTGATGACCTCCGCAAGTGCGCCTGGCCCCAATAACGTAGCCAGAATAAGTGCGTACAAAATGAACTCAATGCGCTGCATCCTATCTTTGCCTGATTGAAGCATGGCGTTTATTTGGTGATACCTCTCCTCACAGACTGCTGTGTGTACGGCTAAGTCTTTTTCGGTATCTGTCATGCTTTACTTTCTAAAGCTGTGATTCGTTCTGTTAGGGTGGTGATGAGGGCTTGTTGTTCTTGGGCAATCTGCTCTAGCGTTTTGCCAACAACTAAACTTGCTTGAGCCGCTTGCCATTTGGCATTTTGTGCTTGAGCATAAGCTATTTCTTCAGCAGTTAAATCAACTATAGTTTGCTCGCCAGTTAATACGTTTACTTCAATGCGTTGCATGATTAACCCTCGTAAAGAATGTTGATTGAACCAGCGTCAAAGGTGTCTGTGCCGTTGACTGTGGTGATGCGGACACGGTCGAGGGTTCCTGAAAGTGTGACAGATGTTGAAGAAGAAAACATAACATTAGCAGAAGTTTCACAACCAGTAAAAGTACCCACCCAAACATTATTACTTAAAGTTGCAAATGTAATAATTCCACGATACAAATAAGAAGCAATAACGCCGTTAATTAATAAACCCGCAGTTGATGCAGTTTCACCAGTAGCGCTTCCTAAAGACCTTTGACCAACTCCTAAATATCCTGTTGTTTGTGCTGAACCAGAACCTATTTGTATTAATGGGTTAGATACACCACTCGTACTAACCCCATTAAGCATAACAGTAATACGCTTTACCCACGATGGCAAACCAGTAAAGTCAATAGATGTGCCGCTAGTAGATGCAACAGCAGTTCCACTCGTAATTGACCCACCTGCAATAGGGTTGGTAAATGTAACAACTTGGCTTGTGTCAATACTTAAAGCAGTAGTGCCGACTGTTTTTATGGTTAACGCTGTTGAGGCATCAGTATCAATGCTGCCACCAATTTTCAATATCTTGCCTGTACCAACGTGTAAACCTACGCTAGTGCCTGTTCCCGCAGCCGTAAATACTGAGTCCAGACTATCTAGGTCGGAATTTATCTTTGTTCCCCAAGAATCTGTTGAGGCTCCAACCTCTGGTTTGGTAAGTAGTAGGTTGCTTGTTGTGGAATCTGCCATGTTAAGTCTCCATTAAATTCCGTGATTAGGATGAAAGTCCAATTTAAATTCTGCTGATTTACGTTTACAAACTGCTTCAAAAAAGTCATCAAAATATCCAAGAAATTTTCCACACGCTCTGACTTCCCATTTGTCATTACGCTTACCTAATCTCTTAGTCCAAGAAACACCAATTACACCTGATACATTATTTAATGGCTTTGAAATGTTTTTTGCATTTCCTGATCTATCAGTCGCTCTTAAATTAACAAGTCTATTATCTGTTCTTATATGATTTATATGATCAACTTCTTCTGGGAAAAATCCATAAACATACATCCAAACTAATCTGTGTGATGCGTATTTAACACCATCAATGCAAATCATCCAATATCCATGACCATCATTGCCACCTGCAATTTCCCCTTTAGATGCTCTTGTTCTATTGGATGCCCATGTGAAAACACCAGACTCAGAATCATAGTGCAACACTTCTTTCAAGCGTTGTTGCGTCAATGACTCTGTCTTTGCCATATTTCTCTCCTAAACTGTTTCTGTCCAAGTAGTAGTATTATCAACTAAATCTGTCCATGTCTCTGCCGTGTCTGCTTGCGCTGTCCATGTCTCTGCCGTGTCTGGGACTGCACCCCAGCCGAAACCAACTATTGTGCCAACGTAACCCACCAGCTCCACGCCAGTAATGGCTACCGAGACAGAATTAGACACACTACCAACTGCGCCTGTGCCATTGATACCCGTGATGGCTTGGAATGTTATAACTTGTCCCACCATCGTGCCAACTGATAGGGTTGACGCATTGCCTGTTATGGCGGTGGTGCTGGTCAACCCAACAGAACCAATTGATCCAGTTACTGAGTTTCCATCAATAGATAACAAACGCTCAATGTTTCCAACCGATAAGGTAGACGCATTGCCCGTTACTGCTTTTGAAGAATCGGCAAGAACGGAGTTAACAGCGCCTGTTGACGCATTGCCTGTAATGGCAACAACTATCGTAAAAACTACTGTGCCTACATTGCCTGTTGCAATCGTGCCATCTTCTTGAATCGATCTGCTGGCAAGCAAAGTGCCAACTGCACCAGCAGCCTGATTGCCGCTGATGACAACATTGCCTATACCATAGACACCCTTGCCGTAATAGCCTGTTCCGTATGCAGCCATGCCGCTGCCCCTTTTTTAAGCCAGCCTGATTAGGCCAGTACTTGCATCATTGGTCGGCATGGTTAAGGTGAATGTCCCAGCGGTCACGGTCTGACTGCCAAAGGTATGCACGCTGACTGCCTTGTTGCTCTGGGTACTGTTATAGATCAGCACGGCATCAAACGCCGTGGACAAAGTAACCGAGCTGTAGGTGATGCTGGCGCTGGGTGTCACAAACGCTGTTGTACCGCTAGTGCTGGGTGCAGTACCAAAGGTTACTGTTGCACCACCAGCGGTGTAGCCAGAGCCACTCACCTCGTTGGTTGCGCTGTACGCTGTTGTGGCTGCGCTGACCGTGGCAGATGCCAAGTACAAAGCAGCCTTGAAGGTGTCAGCGGCTGTCGATCCCCGCGTGACACCTGTACCAAAATTGTGATGCCCAACAAGCAGCTCGCCCTTGAAGCTGGTACACATTGCCTGAGTATTTGCCATAATTTAATCCTTAAATTTGTTGACTGATTCCATCAGCAAACACATTGCGTTTCAGCGTCATGTGAACAGAACGATGCACCAGCTCGTTGTCGAGCCAAAATTCAACCCAGTTGGTTGTCTCTGTCTCATTGTCGATTGAACCCTCACGCTTTTCAAGCAATGATTCGTCCATATCGCCCTTGGTAGTAGTAATCATCCGAATGTCCTTGCGCGTGTCAGTAAAGAACCACCAGATGTTGACCCACGGTCATCAGCCACCTGCAATGATTCTAAGCCACTTTGATACAGGCTGGACCACACGCTAATTCGCTCATCGTTTTGCAAGTAGGGCGCGGCCTGTAGCAGGGAGCCATACAGATACACATCAGGTGAAGATGTCAACAGCCAGTTGGTCGTGACGGTAGCACTTAACTTATCTAACTTTGCGTAGTAGATTAACTCTGCCGTATAGGTGCTATCTGGTTCTGGGACGATACGAATCTGACCGCCAACAATACCAAAAAACCGAGGCTTGCCACTCGCAGAGTACGGTGACATCTTGAGAGAGTCGAGTGAATCAATGGTCTCAAACTGCAATGTTTGAATAGGATTGGTGTTTAACTTTAGAGATTTGGCCTCTAGAAAGTCATCAGGTGTTGCGCTGTACTCGGTGGTAAAACTCGCTGTAGCTCTCACAATCATCTGACGGGTACGGAGTGTCCGTTCAATCTGCGCCTCTGCGAGTGAGATGAAGTCGGGGACAACTGACGTAAGGTCGGTGCGATTGATCCAATCGGCAACCGAGGTCTTTAAATCTGCGTAGGTGTCGAGTGCCATTTATGTTTCCATTTCTCGCATTGCCCAAGTGTGGTCGTGCTTGAATTCAAAGGTTCCAATGTGGCCTATCTCTTTGCTCACATCGTGGTCTATCCATATTTTATAGCCAATCGACTTGGCCTTCATGCAGAAGAACACATCCTCACCGATATATCCCCTCTTATCGCTTCTCCACGGTGTCTCAAACCACGGCTCGGACATATTCTCGAACACCTCACGCTTAATCAGCATCACGCCGCAGCCGATACTGTCAACCTCTTGCAGACCGTGATCTTCTAGCATCGAGTACAGGGGTTCGCCGTTCAGTTTGGCAGTAGGACCAGTCGGTACTTTGCGCCTAGCGCAGTTGGTTGCCACGATGTCCACGTCATGCTTGAGCAGCTTGCCTACCAAATCCTGCGGAAACGTCATGTCGGAGTCAATAAATAGGATATGCGTTGCACCCTCTGCCATGCTGTCTAGGCATAGGTCTGCACGCTGGGTCTGGATGAGTGTGCCTTGACTAATACGCAAACCGATAGAGTCGGTAGTGTTTAGTGTGTGGTAGGCCACCATGTTGACCAGGCAGTAGGTGAACTGGGTGTGGACCATGTCCCGCGCTGGTGTGCATACGGATACATTGTTCATACTTGTCCTGCCCGTACTCTGAAGTGGCGGTTTTCTGGGTCATTAAGCCAGCGTTTCATGTACGCTTGGTCATCTAATTTGCCCTCTGCCTTTAACTGATAAAAGATAGATAAAGGAATACTGGCTACACGGGAAAACTCACCATATCGGTCATGTTTCTCAGTAGCGTTGAATATTGCTTTATTCTCTTCAACGATTGCGGTCACATCTTGACGTGCCTCAATGGTGGCTTGCTCTGTCTCTTCGTCAAAGTGCCAGTATTTTGTGATTCCTGTGGAATCGTCTTGACTAAATATTTTGCTCATAAATAAATGGGGAGTAGATTTCTCTACCCCCCTACTCCATTAAGAAGTTACCAAGTCAGCAGCCAAACCATGCGCGTCTTCGTTTAAAACGCGTAATCCCACCTCTACGAGGAGGAGTCGCTTCTCAGCGTCACCTGTCTTAGCCAACTCAATTTGCTGGAATGGACGTAGGTAAGATACTTTTGCGTACTCAGGATCAAGCACAAAGGCATCACGCTCACGTTGGAAACGGTTAGGAACAACTTGAATGTTACCGAAGTCGCTTACATAAACGTCAGCCGCACCGATGATGGTGGCTGGCTTTTGACCGCCATCAATGTTGAAACGGCTAGAGGCAATACCTGCGAAACCAGATACGCGCTGCTTGTTAACAGGGCCTACCATGAGAATCTTAGGAACACCGCCAGATGTCCATACCTTTTGGATCACATTCTTGAGAATGGTCTCGGTGAAGGTACGCACATTGCCATCAGTACGCAAGCTGTTTGGCAGCGATGTGTAAGATGGGTTTGCGCCATTGGTCTGCATATCCACATTGGTCTTGATCCAAGACGGCAGCGATGCAGTAGTACGTGCAGCGGTTGTTGAGCCAGCAGATGCTACTTGTGGGTTTAAGAAAATAAATTCTAAGTCTCTACGTAGCTCTAAACCGCGCTTAGAAATTTGGTAGGCTATCTCAGATTTTCTGCCTGCCTTGTTTACCACTTCTTCAGTTGCAGAAATAATCACAGTTTTACGTGCGATTTGTACATAGTTCTGCATACGAACAGTTGGAGTGACTGCATCAAAAGATGCAACATCGTCACCCTCTAACTGTGCATTTGTCGCAGCAGCCGCTAGGCTATCTGTTTGAAATTCAAACAGAGTGCTACTTACTGTATCTTTTCCTATGTTACTTTGCAGAGGCGTTTCTTCTGGACTTATATTGCTAATAATATTGCTCAAGTCCTCCCGAATACCCTTTGCCGAGTATGTCGTGAATGTGTTAGTTACGATAGTCATTTTAGTTACCTTAATAAATGTTCAATTGCTGATGCCGCGTCTTCAACGCGACCCGTTTGTGCTAGACGCTGTTTTGCTCTAACCGCCTCTGTTGTCTGGGACACCCGACCTGCTGCACCTGGCTTGGCAGTTCGCGGCCCATTGTTGACCACGGGTTTGATGTTTGTCCGTTTGGACATCATCTGATCATATAGCGCCGCTTTACGTAGCGCATGGACCACTCGATGGTCATAAATCTGCGACAGTTCTTGAGGCTTGAATCCCATCTTTTGACCGAATTCTAGGAGCATCTTCTTTTCAGCAGCCGCCTTTGTGGGGTCTTTCCACTCTGGGATTGCTGATACCAAGGCTTTTTGCTCTTCAGCTAAATTGGCCTGTAGGTTTTGAATATGCTCCTGCTGCGCAACATATTGAAGTCGTTGCTGTTCGGCCTGAATAGCAATTACCTTCTCTTTGTTATTGCGTATCACCTCGTTCAGCTTTTCCCAAGCGATAGGGTCTTCGTGATAAAGACGATCCATATCGACTTGAGGTATCGCAGGTTGCTGTACCTGTTCGCTTAATGCACCTAACAACTGAGCGTATTGAGCACGCTCGGCCCGAACTGCTTGCGTTTCCTGCTCGACTTGCTTTCGCACTTCGGCAATCTGCTGCGTTTTTCGGGTGTAGTCCTGAGTCCGTGAGTAGCCTTTTTGGAGTTCCTCCAGCGTCACAGTTTCCTCTTTTCCGTCAACTTTGACGGTGAATGTCTGTGGCTGTTCTTCCTCTAATTGGTCACCCTCTTCTTCTAACTGTTCATCAGTAGCCTCTAAATTCTCTGCGTCTGCATCAGATAATTCATTGTCTACTAATGCCGCTTCTGGCTCATCACCAGATAACTGCGCCTCTTGGGTCTGTTGTTGTCCCTCATCAGGCAACATTGCTTCGAGTGCATTGGCTGCTTCAGCCACATTCATTGGCCCCTGCGGGACACTTGCCGTAGGCGTAGGTGTTTGCATGGCTATTCCTTAATTCTTTTGTGCGCGTTCAATGGCACGTTGCGCCACTTTACCATCATCGATTAGTTTTGCCAACTCTGTCCGCAAATCTTCAACCGACCTAATTTTATTGTATGCGCTTTCACGCATAGCGGTATCGGCTGGCTTGCTGGACTTGAATTGCCAAAGAGCATCGTTCTCAATCTTGTTGAGAGCCAAGGACAATATTTCATCGTCCAGTATCTGCTGCGCTTTCCTTGATTTTCTTACTGCTTCTTCATTTATCATTGAACCATTCCATTAGGGTTGATGGGTTGCTCCATTACTGGTGCGGCTTGTGCAGCTTGCTGCATTAAGACAGTCTGTTGACGCATGGCTTCACGGTCAACATTCTGAATAGCTTGAATCTCGGCGGTTGAGATACTTGTCTGGTACTTTAATTCCAACTCATATTTTTTAATGTAGAGGTCTTGCGCTAACTGGTCTCTGCGATAGTCATCGTCACGCATCATCTGCTCGCGCTTTAACTCCAGCTCGGCAGCCTTCTTCTGGATGTCGGCCTCGATGGACTTGGCCTGTACCGCAGCCAGTACCTGCTCTGGTGTCGGCTTTGCCTCTTGCTGTGGCGCTTGATAGTCGGCGGGTATCTGTCTAAAGAATTGGCTCGCATCCTTGAACCCAGCCAGCTCCACAATTTTCTGCAAGGTGCGTGAGTACATCTCAGGTGTCACCAAGGGATTCTGTGGACCCAACTGTGCAATGGCCTCCTGCTGCTTGGATGAGATCATTTGCAGGGCTTGCATACGCTCATTCGCATCACCATTGCCCAGACCGATATTGATGGTCACGTCCATGCTGGCATCCCATCCGCGGGGGTCAATCGTCACCCACTCATTGCGTAGCCTAATCGTGCGCTCCTTATCCTGATGGGTAGTAATCAGGAACAGTATTCCCTTAAACAGCTTCTTCATGCCCTCTGCCATCAATCGGGCAGTCAGCTCAATGCGGCCTTGGCTGGCGCCAATCGTTGCCTGTACCGCTGCCTTGGTGCTTGACTGCAATGCGTCTGCATTCAGACCCATCGCCGCCTTGCTCATGCCTGTACGGTCCTCACGGATTTGGTCAATGTAGTCCAGCATCGGGAATGCGGCCTGTCCCACAAACGGCGTGGAGAATGGCTGCACCATGCCTGGCGCTCGCATACGAATCACCGCGCCAGTCTCATTGTTCAGCACGTCATCCATATTGACCTGCCCCTCGACCACCGCCGTGCGCGGGTGGATGGACTGCGCCAAACTGTCTAAGGTGTTGCGTAGGATTTCCGACTTAATCTCTTGGATGTCATGGGTAATGTCCCAGATGG